CCTTCTTGTACATCAGATGATTGTATAGTCATCTCTCTACCAGGACCGATAGCTGCTCTAAAATATAAATTGTCTAAACGAACATCATAACCATATCTTTTTGGATTACGAATATTGGAAGTGGATGCAATTCTAGGCATTATTGTGCAGGATAAACAATACTATTAATACTTACAGGTTCAGGGTATCTTGCACGTAAATCTTTTCTAGCTTGGTTTATTAATACTTGTTGGTATCTAAGTAAACTATTTCTAATACTTGTTCCACTATTAACAGGAAAGTTTTGTATAGACATTTGGTCAGTTATGTAGTCTGCAGTAGCACTAGGTATATCTCTACCTGACATTATATGTGCTGCTACACCTGCCATAATGATAGCTTCATATTCATTTTGTAATCCAACACTAGATAATGTGGTAGCTTCATTTGTTATTTCTACAAATTTCTTTTTAAAAGTTACGTAAACAGTATGACCTGATGCAATACCATACATCTGTATTGCTTTAACTACACTAGGTCCTGTAGTATAAGTTACAGTTTGCTCACTACCTCCACTATCTGTATAGGTAAATGGATTAGGTAAGTCAATAAGTTCTACTGATACACCACGATATTGAGTAGTAGTTTCATCAGAACCTGCTGACCAATCTGTATATTGTGATATAGCTTTCAATGGTGCTACTAAGTAGTTATCATCTCCACCAGTAAGCACTGTATATCCAGTAGAAGATGTTATTGTTTGCACCTCTACTGCAAATAAAGTTGGATATAAATTTTCTATTTGGTCTTTAACTGCATCAAATACATTTTTTCTAGGATATGGAGGTGCTATCTTTATTAAATCTCCTAAAGAATGTGACGCTGCAGTAGTACCTCTTACACCTCTTTGTACTGTTATTTCATTTGTGACAACATTAAGTTCTTTAGCGAACATGAGTTCTTGACCTATTTCTATGATTGCACCTGCATCTAATGCGTCTTCTTCTTCAACAGAAAATAAATCTCCGTCGTAAGGAATAGTTGTTGTGCTATCGTTAATGCCTGAAGTTAAATAAGAATAACTTACAACATCGTCCATAGGTTCAAGATATTCTCTATAAACCCTATCTACTAAGTCGCCAATCGTGGTACTCATAGTACTCCTTAGCTACTTCTAAATACTAATGTAATATTTCTATCTGCTGCTTCTGTTCCGTTAGATGTAACTCTTAAATATCCTGAAGACGCTAACGCCCAACCACTAGGGTCAAGGCGAATAGCATTACCTGCTGATATTGTATAAGATACTTCTGTACCATCAGTTTCAAATACATCTACCCATGTAGTTCCATCTAAAGAAAAGTCTAATGTGATAGCTGTGCCTGTCATTGCTGCAGGAAATATTATCCCTGACAATAACATAGCATCAGTATTAACACCTGATGAGTTACTTGCATCTTCTGATACATCTATTAAAACATTTTTAGCTATTGATTTACTTATCATAATACTCCACTATAACACAAGAAAAGGGTGGAGGTGGAGTTCCACCCTAATCTTGTTAACTTAAATTAAGCTACGTCGCTAATTAAACAATGGTATTGTGGAGGACCGAAGTCAAATCCCATTTCCATGTAAATAGCTTTAGCTACACGTGCATAGTCATCTTGGTCTATGTCACGTACGAACACTGTTCCTTTACCAGGAATGTTTGTGAACACTGGTTTGATGAAAGCCATATCTACAATAGCTGCTTTGTTAGCACCTAATAGATTTGTTTCTTCAACAACTAATCCAATGTTTCCAAATGGTGTGATAACAGTGTCAATGTCAACACCTGCAACGTTTCTCTCTCTTGGGAGAATTGCATAGTTAGTTGTACCAACTGTTGCGTTGATTAGTTCCTTGTTAAGGTCTAATAATTGTTCAGGGTTAACTACAAGAACTAAGTTCTGCATAGGTGCTTGTGCGTCGTACAATTTTTTCATTGCACCTGCCACTGCATCCCAGTGTAGTTTTTGGTCTGTTCCTGAACCATTTCCAACAGTGTCAGCATAATAGATGTTGCCACCTGTTAATGCTTGGTGTGCATGGAAACCTCTGAATGCTCTTAATCCAGTACCAGGGGTTACGTTTGCACCATCGCTGAAAGTTCCATTCCAAAAGAAGTACTCAACTTCTCTTGCAATTTTAAGTAATGCTAATTCCATTTGCTCTGCAAATTCATCAACAATAGGACTGCCACCAAATAAAGCAAGTTTATCTGCAGCAGTAACTGTTCCATCCCCATCAGAAGAATTAATGATGTTAGCACTAAGGTCAAATGGGTTTTGTTGGTTGTATGTTGCCATAGCTGTGTAGGACATTTTTACACCTTTATGGAAGATTTGAGTAACCTGTGTATAAGCTACTCTATCTCTACCAAGGTATTCTGTTGGTTGACCACCTTCAGCACCAACTGTAGCAGCACTTGAAATTTCAGCACTGTCTGCAGTTTGAAACTGAAAGAAAGTAGATTGGATAACCTTTCCACCTCCACTTAGTCCACCAAGAGCAGATACCATAGGTGTTCTTTGTCCACCAACTCTGAACAACTCGCCTTGGAAATTGTTGATATTTTGTGAGTAAATAGTTTGGTTGGTAAGCGAAATTGCTGCCATTTTTATTTATCTCCTTATATTTTATCTACGTCCATAGCAGCTAACTTAGCTGTTAAGGACTGTCTTAATGTTCCATTTTTGATAATATCATTCAATGCCTGTTCACGGCTTTGTGGAGTATCAGATACAGCAGAAGTAGATAACTTATCTACACGTTGTGACGCATCTGTAAAGTTATTTTGTTGAACTGGTGCAGTGTTGCTCATAACAACATCATCTCCAAATTCTTGTTTAACAAAAGCAGATATAGCATCAACGTCAGGTTTACCATCATAAAGTTTAGTAACTGCTTTAGCAACTGCAGGATGTAGGTTTAAAGAATTAACTGTACTTTGTAAAGCAGCAGTCTTATACTCTTTAAGTTCTTCCTTTAGACGCTTATTCTCATCACGCAAACCTTTAGGACCTGAACCATCAGTATCTTCAGTTTGTACTTCGTCTATATTATTTTCTAATTCTTCCATTTTATATTACCTTCTAACTCGACTTTGACACCAATACACACATCACGTCGGAATAATGTGGGGTGGGAATAGAAATCAAAACACAACATTACAAAGTCTATTTCCTTCTTGTAATGTCAATTACATACGGAATTGAAATACATAGCACACACCGTAGCTTGTGCTAGATGCAGGTCTTTAGTCGGACCACGCAACGACTTACTATAAGAATACCACTATATATAGTGGTGTCAAGGAATACCCCTCACAACTTTAGAAGTAAGGGGACAGAAAGGAGGACATCTATGAATAAAGAAATCCTATTTAATAATACTACTTCTTATGCTTCTGTCAAGCCAGTTACTGCACCTAATTGTGTACGTGCTGCACCTAGAGTTGTAGATGATTGACTTTCAACTTGTTGTAAAGCACTTTGTACTCTCTTTGCAGCCATAGTATCTCCAATAGCTGCTTCTTCTATATCAGATAATGCAAACTCTCTACCTGTTCTTGCTGCAATACTTCTAGCTGTTCTAGCAAATTGGTATGTTTGTGCTGCTTGTTTCTGTGTTAATCCTGCTCTAGCTAATGCACGTGACCTAGCAAATGATGTAGCAAATCCTGCAGCTACTGCTTCTCCCTGTATTTGTGCAGCAGATATAGTACCTTGTAATAATCCTTCTTCTATTTCAGGACTAACAACAGCAGCTAATATTGCTTCTGCTGATAGTGGTACTCCAAATTCTGCAGCCCATGCTTGTTGTACTGCAGGTATGTTCTCTCCAATTTCAGCTTGAACTACTTGTAATCTTCTTGCAAGTTCAGCAGGAGATACATCTCCTTCAATTAATTTATTAAATTGAGTTTCAAATATTTCAGGATTAAGACCATACTCTGCAACTTGTACTCGCATATCTTCTTTAACGCCTAAGTATTCTCCAACAGAGTATCTCATTGAACCATCATCTCTACGTATTCCAGGAAATGCTTTTTTAAATTCTGCAGATTGTTCAGTCTTTGATAAAGCTACTAATTCATCTCCACTTTCAACCCAATTTTTTGCATATACTTCTAGTACTGCTTGTGGAAAATAAGGGTATCTTGTTTGTATTTCAGAAAATACATTCTGATAATTTAATTCAGGTGCTATATATTCTGCATTGTATCTAGCATCTACATCAAAAAAGTTTGGGTCAGTACTTGGTTCATTTGTTTCAGTTTCATCATTGCTACTTGGTGGTACATAATCTGCGTTTAGTTTATCTGCAGTAGCTTGTGCTGCACCTTGTGACATACCACTAGCGTAATTTGCATCTCCAGGATTAACTGCAGCAATAGTATAGTTAGGAGGAGTTCCTATAACTATATATAAAGTTTCATCAGTTTCATCAGTTTCATCAGTTTCAGTAATAACTTCAGTAACTTCCTGTGTACTTTCATATATAGCTTTTTGATATTCAGCATATTGTTTCCAATAATCAGCATTAGGAGTGGCAGGTTTTTTAGGAGTTTTAGGAACAACTTTTTTAGTTTCAGCATCTGATTGATATACTTCATCTTTAGCTCTTTGTATTTCAGAAGCTGATAATGAGCCATTAGCTATATCTTTGTTAGCTTCATCTACACTTGCATATCCTAAATATTGCCACCAAGTCATACTATCCTACCGTTGTTCTAATCTTTTGCAGTCCCATACCTGTAACTAAAGAACCTTCAAAATCGTTAAATACTTTTTTAAATCCTTTTTCTAAACCATAATTCTTAGCTATCTTACTAGCTTCAACACTATCATTCTTTTGTAATATTTCTATCCAAGCAGGGTCACGTTCATCCATATAACCACCTAAGATACCATAAGTGTAATTCTTCCATGGCTGTGCTATTTCTTTATATGTAAATCCTGGTGGGTATTTATCTCCAAATACAACTTTTAATTGATAATCCATGTATTCATTTAATCTTGCTCTTGCATTATCAGGGTCATTTCTAAATTCTGCAGCCCATTTACCAACATCATCTGAAGTAAATCCTTTAGCAAATGCAGGACCTAAACCATTGTATATCATATCTTTAACTTCGTCTTCGTACTTTTTAATGTAAGTAGTAGTAGCAAAGTTTTGTGACTTCATGTAATTTGATAAACCTGTATCTACTTTTATTCCTGCAAATGGGTCAGTAAGTGCTGTTAACTGACTACGTAATTTTTGTTCTGTCCATTGTCCAGTAGTTAGTTTATCTGCTAACCAATTAGTTACATCTTCTGATAAATTGTAATTTACACCAAATGATTTAAGTAAACTTCTTTGGTCTTCTTTTAATTGTTTAGCAGTTTTAGGGTCTGAATTAAATAAAGATAGCCAACTTCTCTCTGACTTACTGTGTGTTTGATACCAGTCTGTAGCAGCTAACTCCCATGTTTCAGGTGTTCTACCTTCTGCGTAAGCATTGAAATATACTTGTAATACTTCAGGGTCTTTTAACCAAGGTTGTATTTCTGCTGCTTTATCTATATCTCTTTTCCATTTTTCAAATGGATGACTTTCTTCAAAATCTCCTAGTTCTTCAGTAGTTCCCCATTCAGCCCAATTACCATCTGTAGCTGTAAAAAATTCTGACCTTGAATTGTATGTTTCTGATATAGTTAGCTTTCTATCTGTACCTGAAAAGTAAACACTTGGTTGTCCATTATCATCTAATGTTTCTGCAGTAACAGCCCAACCCATATCTGTATCACTTCCAGGCATAGTATAAACAAGATAGTATTGCGTACTACCTGTAGCATCTTCTAACATTCCTGTAGCAGGATTATATATAGCGTCTTTAATTGCTATTATTCTTCCACCATTAGGAACATAAGATAATTCATTATTAGTTTCAGTTGCCATTTTCTTCTTCCATACTAACAAATTTTCCTATATTTTCGTACAACTCTTTATCAATCTTTTGTACATTAGCTTTAGGATTATATTGACCATCTTCTATATATCTTGTTGTACCACCTGATAAACCTTTAGCTAATAAATAAAACAATCCTTGTGCATGTGGTTGTTTTTGTTCATGCTTTAGCCACGGTGTTCCTCCTGGTCCATCAACAAATCCTTTTAAACTAGGGTCAAAACCAAAAATTAATTGTCTTAAATTCTTTCCGTGTAGTTCAGGGTCATAGTCTTCAGGTTGTACCATAACTCCGTACTTTGTAGGGTCTTCTTCCAAATCTCTATAATAAGTATTACGTGCTATCCAAGACAATCCATTAATACCTGCTTTAAGTAATGCAGAAACTGGACCATCATTTTGAAACTTTTGCCCACCTTGTGATTTGTTTTGTGTTCCAGGTAGTAATTCTTGCATTAATTCTTTGCCTCCAATACCATACCTACCTAGTCCAGTAGCTGCACCAAAATCAGGGTCATCATAAAACTTTTGTGTAGTAGCAAATAAAGTTAATGTTTCAGGAAGTATTGTTAAAGTATCTGCAACTTGTCCAAAAGTTTTAAGTCTTCCTACATCCCTAGCATATTTAGGAGAGTTCCTATATACATTCCACTGTAATCCTTTAACAGTGTTCCACAAAACGTCATCTTTTATTGCAGATACTGTAGGTTGTACTGCTTTAGTTAATGCGTGTGTTGCATATCTATATTGACCTTTAAATAAATACTGCAATCTTTCTTTTTCAAACTTACTTAGATTTTCAAATAGTTTAGTTGTCCATGATTTAGTTTCTACTGTTTTATATTGAACAGCATCTTCAGGTGTCATTTTTCCTGCATCTACTATTACTTGTAATATATCATCAGAGTTTGAACTATGTACCGTACGTTGTGCAGAAACTCCTGCAACTTCTAACTGTGTAGGTTTAACTGTAATGTAATCTACACCTTGATTAATAGATTTTATATTGCCAGGACCTAAGATGTCTAAATTATTTTCTATAAAGTTTTTAGCTAAGTTAGGAGAGTTTTCAAACAAATGATGTTGGTCTTCTATAAACTGTCCAACTTTTAAACCACCATCAGTATTATATTGAAAATCTTGTGTTTGAACTGGTATAGCAAAACTATCTTTAGCATTAAATTCATGTCCACCTTTTGTTGTAGTTTTTAAACTGGCTAAATCTACATGTTCATTAAATAAATTTTCGTATGTAGATTTATCTAACTTTAATCTTGCTGCTGCAGTTTCAAATATATCAATATCAAATCTTCCTTCTGATGATATTGAGTTTAACATTGCTGCAAAGTCTTCTCCTTTTGGATGGTATTTTAAAAGTAATTTAAACTTTTCTTTATCTTTTTGTAATCCATATCTATTAATCCAAGCAGCCATTCCTTGTAAAGCATCTTCCATGTCTTGGATGTTATCTACAGCAGAAGCAAAATCATCTACTCTGTGTTTCATTTTAAATACAAAATTTTGTAAATAACTTAATCGTGTATCATTATGACTTTCAAATACTTTTTTATTTTGAGCTACTTGAAAAGCATTATCATATTTGTGTGCATGATATAAGTACTGTCCTATCTTAGGGTGTAATGTATAATCAGTTACAGATGTCACAGGATTTAACATCGACTTGTTTATTTCAGGGTCGATTATATACCTAGCTAATTTTTTCCATATACCATAAGGATTGTATCTTTCTGTTCTAAAATCACTTTCAAATTTCATACCTGCTGATATTCTTGCAGTAACATCATTATTTGTTCCTAAACCATTTAATGCTTCTGCAGCATCTGTTATATCAGTTTTAATTGTGTAAGGGTCTAATTCAAATATGACTGGCATATAATCAATTCCCCAAATATTCATAGCTTGTACTCTGTGGTTACCTTCTATTAATATCATCGCATTATTATTAGGATTAAATCTAACAATAGGCACTGCTGCTCTTGCTCTATCAGCATCAGAAACTTTACCTACTTGACCTCTAGCAATCTTTGACCACATTTCTTTACTTGGTTTTTCTTGAAATACTTTATAACCTTCTTTACCCATACTTTTTGCAATATCATATACATTGTCCATACCTGTTGGACCACCGTCATTTAATAGTTGTAAACGATTATCTTCCACCATTTTTAAAAGTTCATCAACTTTAAAGTATGCAACTGCTTTGTTACCATATTCGGTTTTACCATCAATAAAATTTTGTAAGTTTTGAGCAGACTTTTGCATAGTTTGAATAATAAAGTTTTTCGTACCAATTATTTCAGTAGGGTCATTAGGTGTTTTTGTTTTTAAATATTCATTTATTGCATGAGAACTTAATGAGATAGGCATTTTGTTCACATCAATATTAGTAGGTCCTTTAGCTGCAGGAAGTGAATTAGGTGCAAAATTATTATCTATAATATATTTACCATCTACTGGCGTAACTGTTTTTCTTCCATCTAACCAGTTATAAAACATATTCTTAAAGAAACCTGTGTCTTCTAATTCCTGTAAATCATCTGCAGTTAACATAACTGCTAACTGTGAAGGTGCTTTAGTACTTATTGTTGGTGGACCAATAGGAGATTGAAAGTGCTGCAAACTACCTGACATAACTTTTTCTCCTTGACCAGGAATTATTGTTATAGAGTTTTTTGCTGCATTGTTTCTAGTTACTACTGCCCACTTAGACATATCTAATACTTTCATGCCATCTTGTACAATAGTTATTTCTCCTCTAGTTCCTGCACCATCTAATACAGCTAACTGTAAAGTATCAAATGCAGCATTTTTTAAAGTGCTTTGAGTATATATACCAGGACTTTCTAATCCTGTAGTTGATGTAATAACTGCACCTTCTCCACCATTAAATCTATCTAGTGGTGTTATTAATATCTTTTTTAATTCATTCAATACTTCTTTATCAAAATATATATAGTTATCTACTTCAGCACCTTGTAGTTTTAATAACGCTTCAGCTATTTCTGCATAACCACTTTCTCCTATTTCCTTAGCAGCACTAGCAAATATATGATTATTAAAATTTTGCGTACCCACACTGTTTTTAGAAATACTAAAAGGAGAGTTATATGTTACAGTCATTCCATCTAATTTATTAGATATAACTGTTCCATCAGGTAGTTCTATGATTGTGTTTAAATCTTTGACACCAGTTACTTTGTAAGATTGTTGAGAAGATATTTTTCTAGCTTCTCCAGGTAAAACAAGTTGGTCTTTTAAAAATTCATTACCTTCGTTAGCATCTAAGAACTGGTCAACTATCAATGGCATTTTATCTCCATAAGAACTGACTGTTAGCTTTACAAACTCTTTAGATAAATCAGGGTCTGATAATACTTTAATTAAATCTTTTTGTAACAAATCAATAATCTGATTTCTTTGAATAGTTGAATAATCTGTGCCATCTATAACTGGATATACGATGTTACCAACCACATCTACTTTATTTAACATTAGTTCATCTATTAAACCATTTAAAGTATATTTTCTATTTTCAGGTAGTAACTGACTTGAATATGCTATGTCAGCAAATTTGCTGCTACCTGCATCTACGTTATAAGAACTAGCTGAAGGTTTATCTAGGTTTCCTACTAACATATCAGGATAGCCTGATGCCATTATTCCACCAGTTCCTTCGTATAAATAATCTGAATATTTAAAAGGAGAAAACACTGGTTGTCTTGCAGTATAAGTGGCATATTGGTCTGTAATAGATGGGTTCATTGTTAATTGAAACCACTTACCTTTTTCTTTTAATACTTGTTGTGCTGCTACTAACATTTGTCCATGACTAGCAACATTATATTTTTTATTCATTAATGAAGTTATATGTTTTGCATCCATATTGTTAAAAGCATTCATCGTGTATTTAGTAACATCTTGTGCATTTTCTGCAATCTCTGCAATCTTTGCTTCTAGCATGTAAATGAAATCAGGGAATTGTTCACGCATTCCAGTAAGTAAATTAAACAACTCACTGTTTTCATCTATAGTTCCTGCAGAAGTAATACCCTTTCTTATTATTTTATCTGTAAATACTTTCTTATCTAAATTAGGATGCGAGTTTATAAATCTTTGTACTTCTCTATTAACATGTATATTGGTTAAGTCTTGCCAATTAGAAGGTTTAAAGTTTATTAACTTTCTTTTAAGTGTTTCATTTTTAAAAGGTAATTCTTCGTAATATTTATTGTAAGCAGGAAAAGCCGAAGGGTCTAATTCAATTAAAGCATTTTTAATTTCGTTAAAATTTTTACTATCTATCATATAGTCGATACCTAAATTATCTGCATAACTACGCATAATAGTTTTTAATTCTTCAGGAACTTCTTTTAACATCTCTGCAAACTTAGAATATTTTGATTTAGTTGGTAAATAACTACTTCCATAATTAGGAACTATATGTTCTATTAATGCTTTGTTATTGTGTGCTTTGTTTAAGAATGCGTCATTAATCCAAGACTTAGTAGCTACAGGGTCATTGTAATTAGAACCATCAAATATTCCAAAGTTTAATGCTTCATCACTTACGTGATGTATGTCTAATGGGTCTTCAGCAATAATACTTTTTAATATTGCTTCTACATTTTTAAAGTTTTTATTTACAGAACCATCCATAATTATGTCATTTAAAAATATTAATGCTCTTTCTTTGGGAGTAGCATTAGCTAATAATTCTTTAGTACCTAATAAATATCCTTGATGTTGTAATCTTTCTACATTGTTAAATAACTGATAACCAACGTTTGGAATACTGTCTGAACCTTTATATAAAGAACCAAATATTTTGCTGTAAGCATTTCGTATTTTATTAAATCTATCTGTTAAATCAACATCGCCTTTGTTATCTTTAAGTACTAACGCTTCAAATAATTCTTCAACACCTTCTAGTAATGTTTTATTTTGTACATTATCTGTTTGTAAAGATTGCTTTATATTTGCAATAACATCTTCTTTAGCTTGATTTAATTTTAAATTATTTGTTTCAGATAATAGTTCTTTAACGTTATATCCTAAGTCTTCAAATATATTTACAAATTGTTCATACGATGGTAATAATGTTTCTTCTGAAGTAAGTATCTTTCCTTTATTATTACCAATTAAATTTTGTATAACTTCACTGCTTAAATTATCTCTTAATAAATTTGTAAACATTTCTGTAGGTCGATTATTTTTTACTTTAATATTTTTAAGAAGCATAGGATTATTTCTGTCCACTACTTCTCCTACATCATGTATAGTTCCAACAGGTAGGTCTACTTCTCTCCCTGTTTCTGTGTTAGATAACAACCAACTTTGGTCATTCATAGCGTGACCTTTATTCAAATTTAAAATAGGTTTCATTAAATTTTCTAATGCTTCAATTCCTTCTGTAATAACTTTGTATGAATTTTTTTCAAATGTATTTAATGAATTAACTATTTTTCTTATATCTTCTGCTTTATATTCTTTAATTTCTTTAAAATATGTACTAAATAATGATGGATTAAAATTTACTCCATTTTCACTTAAAACAAAATCTTGATAAGTTTTAATAGCTTTTTCAATTAATTGTACATCTTGTTTCCATATTTCTGTAAGGTCAATACCAAATGTATTTGAAGATATTTCTAATATCTCTGCTACCCTTTTTTGAAATGTACTTTGAGTAAATACTTTATTATTCAAACTATTTAAGTTTTCTGCATCAGTTGCATAAGTATCTGTACCAACAAAATTAAAAAAACTATTTATAGGATTGCTATTGTTTTGTACCCAATGGTGCATATTTTCTACTAACATTGACGCATTCTCATTTCCATAATTTTTTGATATGCTACCTACTAAGTTTTGAGATTTTATATTAATTTTTGAACCAGTTAAATTAGGTGCTGTTGTTGCAGGTTCTGTTGGCTTAGTAACAACTTTAACCTGTTTATTACTTTGTCTAGGATTTGGATTTACTAAACTTTTATTTTGACCAATGTATTCATCATTTAATTGTGTACCAATATATTGAACAATATCTCTAACAAAATTACCAATAACATACATACGAGTAGCAAAAGGTAAAGTACTAAGTAAGTCAGGATTTAATAACGGACTAGGTTTTGGTTGAGGATTTCTTTCAGGTTTAACTAACATGTTAACCTGACATAAAGTCTTGACCTGCTGCTATAGCTTGTCTAAATTGTGCAAAACTAGCACGTTCTGCTGCTTTTCTTTCTACAAAATCTATATCGTTAGCATACATGTTTTCAAACTTTTCAACAAACGCTGCCTGTGGGTCATAGGATGTTAACTCCCCATCTACATCTAAATTCTCTACATTGTTGATAGGTATAAATTCTGTATTAGCTATTTCGTTTTTTATTTGATTTTCATATTGCAATTTGTATTCGTTAGATAATAATGCAGCTAGATTTCTCATTTCATTTTCACTAGCTTCTCTACCTAATTTTTGACGCATAAATGCTTTAACAGATTGTTTCATTGCTGTAGGGTCAGGTGCAATGTAAGGTGTAACTTCTATTGTTGGAGGATTTTCTAGTATGTCTGCTGTTGCATCCATTAATACATTTCTATATAAATACAATCGTTTTACGCCTTCAGAAACATCAGGACCTAGTTGGTCCATAATAGCTTTTTGTTCTGCAACAGTAGGCGTTAATTCGTTTGCTCTAGCAAACACATGATTAATAAAAGCATTTAGTTTATCATTGGTTTCTCCAACAGGAGGTAAATCTGATTTTTTAAGAAATCCACCTTGAACTGCAGCATCTCTTATATCTATTAATACATCGTTGTATATTTGTAATTCAGGAGATAAGTTACCAAACAGTAACTCATTCTGCATTCCTTCATAAAACAAACCTTGAACAAACGTAGGTTCTCCAGTTTGTGCATCTATAACGACCCTTCCACCTTCTCCAATAGGTTGTAAACCACTATCTTCAGTCATTGCACCTATCATTGCAGCAGCAATATCAAATGCTGATTGCTGTGCGTCTTCGTCAGGAAGTGCAGCAGGAGGTACTGTTGTAGTAGTTACATTATACTGCTCATCATTTTTACCGTCTATATGTCCTGGTAAGTGTGACATTATTCTCCAACTCCTATATCTTCAAGTATATCGTCCCTTAGTACGCCTTGAAATACATCTCTAAAAACATATTCAAAATCAGGTGTTTCTTGAATATATCTTTTACCTATACCAATTATTGCTGACCTCATTATAACAGCCCTATCATCTGTTGATGTGTACCACCATTCTTCACTATAACCTAATTCTACGGACAATTCTTTCATTTGCTTCCAGTAATCTAAATAGTCTAATACTGATTTTCCTACTTCACTATCTGCTACTCCAGGAGTTTTAGCCCATTTAGTTTCTACTTGAAATAGTTTTTCTTTAGCAGTAGGTGCTTCAGCTATTCCATAATTTTCTAAATAACCAGGTAGTTCTTCTCTAAGATGTTGTCTATACAAGGCTTTAGCAATTTTAAGTTGACTACCTTTAACTCCTGCTCTTTCTAATTGTTGTGTAAAGTTTGTATATCTAATCCAACCTAATGTGTCATTTACTTTACGTACATTCTGTTCAGGTGTTAATCCTTCTAAATATCCTTTTTGTATATCTTCATAAACAAATTGCCATTCTCTATCATCAAATGGACTTTCAGGTTGTAAATACCATCCAGTAATATTTAACTCTTTCATTAAAGCACTGTTTTCTCTTTCCCATACTTTACCTTCTTCTGTGTAAAATCTACGACCTTCAGGAGATACAGTTGTAGATGCAGTTAAATAAGGATGTTCAATACCGTACTTACCAAAAAACTCATTATATGCTGCAATAGTATCGCCACCTGTAGCTTCTCTAATTTTGTAAAACTCTTGTGCTAATACTTGTGTAGCCCACCATTGACCATCTTTATCTTCTACATAAAATCTAGGAGAGAAACCTGTAGGTGCTACGAATTGTGAAAAACCTCTAATTGCATATATAAATGCAGCACTATCGTTAGCCCATTCCATCATTGCTACTTCGTCAATACTTCCATCATCTCGTCTAAAATATTCTCTATAACCTGTAGCAGCAGCATAATTGTAAATAGCATTAGTTGTAGCTGCTCTAGCTTCTTGTGCTTTAGGACTATCACTAAACGCTGTATATAGCTTATTAGCCCATGCAGGTTTAGGTACTAATGTAGTTGGTGCAGGAAAATCTCCAAACAATAACTTTCTAGCTTCATCTCCTATACCGTTTTTAGGTAATAACTTATTAGCTGCATAACCATAAAGTGGTGCAACACCTGGAAATATGTTACTAGATAACATGTTGATACCTGATACGAAACCTGCAGGTTGTATTCCTACTTTAGAACCTGGACCAAATACTGATTGTGTCAAGAAAGATTTACCTGGATATGCAAACATTTCTTCTCCACTACCATTTGGGTCAGGAAAAAAGAAACCATCATCTCCTGAACTTTCTGCACCTCTAACAACCATATTACCTCTAGCTATAGAAGCAGGATTGTTTGCAATTAACTTGCCCCATGTTGTAGCTAACTCTATATAAACTTCAGGGAATGGAAATATATTTGCAGTTATAGCAGATATATTATGTCTTTTAGCTGCATCATAAAGAAGTAATTTAGTAGCATGTAATGCGTATGCTTTAGCTATTGCTTCTGCTTCTTCATATCCCATATCAACACCATCAATAGTTTTCTTAGATGCTTCTTGTAATCTTGCATACATTGGTTTAGGAATATTTGCATTTCTAGCTTCTTCCAATGCTCTAAGTCTTCCTGATTGATTTAATCTTGGCATAAGGTCTTCCATCTTAGCCCAATTATTTTGTTTCCATGCAACTGAACGTGAAAGATATGTATTAGGTTTAGTCATAAGATATTCAAACGCAATATCAGTAACTGCGTCTAACATACCAATAGCTTTTTGTCCTGATGTTAAATCTACAGTTACTTCTCTAGGTGCTTTTACAACACCAATTCTATTTCTTAAATCTCCCATGCCTTCAAGGTAAGCACCTAATGTTTTATTATTTTTAGCTAATGCTGCTCTTGAAATCTTTGCAGCACTAATTTCTCCCTTACCTAGTACTGCTTTACCAGTACCTGCAAACAATCTAAGGTTTTTATCTGATGTATCTTCTACAAACTTATAACTAAATGCGTCGCCAGGAGTGTAAGTATAACTATCAAATCCACCTGCTTTAGAACGAATACGTGCTTCCCAATAATCTAAGTAAGCATCCATTGCCTTTTCATCAGTAAGTAAGTCTTCAAATCTATCTCCACCATTACGTACTAATCTATCTCTAATCTTTTTACCTTCATCAGAATACTTAAACCAATCTCTAGTAGAAGTAGTTAATCCATTAGCAGCTACATATCTACCTACAGGGTCATCGTATATTTGTATAAGTTCATGTTGTAAGCTACCAGTATGTCCTGCTTGTCCAGGTTTTACATCTATCCAATCTTTTGTAGCAAACTTACTATTGACACCACGCCAACCTGCAACTGATTTACGTCCAGTATTTACTTCAGTAGCTAAATTTCCATTCATAGCACCTTGCCACTCTAATACATCTTTAAGGTCACTATCTCTTGTAAAACGTAATCTAAACTTTTCTAATCCTTTAACATCTCCGTTTTTAATAGCATTACGTACTTCTGTGTTATGAGAGTTAATCCATGTAATATATCTGAATGGATGAATAAACATGCTATCTAGGTTAGATACAGCCATACGTGCTTGTTCTTCTAAAAATACTCTAGTAAACCATGCAGCACGTAAAAGAACTATTGGTTTGAATATTCCACCCATATAAAACTGTGCTAACAAAGATACTGGACCTTGTGACATGCCTTTAGGTAATATACCTTTATAAGTACCTGATATAACATAATCTCCAAATCCCATATCTTTAAGTGCTTTGATATTACCTTTGTAATAATCCATAACACCACGTATGCCTTGTCTTCCTTCTTGACCATCCATTAAATAAGTTACTTTAGATAATGCTTTTGTAATACCTGACCATTGTGGTAATGGTGCTTTTAAAGAAGCCATCTCTACTAAACCTGAAGCAGAAGGTACTGTAATTAATACTTTTTCTCCATTAAGTAATGTATAAGGTATTTCTTCTACTTCACGCATACCTACAAACGGTAAGTCACGGAATAAACTATCTTTACCATACGCACGTATCTGTGAACTTGTTTCAAATATTCTTGATGCTTCAAACGCAATATCATCTGCTACACCTGTACCTTTTAAAAATGCTTGTGTATCGTTACCAATATCTATAGCTAATCTTGTAACTCCACCTAAATCTCCAGGTTCTAAATCTAATAGTCTTTGTAAAAATGGTTCTGCACGTTCTACTTCTGCACCCATACTGTCATAATGATTTCTAATTGCCATAGCTGCTTCATCAAAGTTAGTAACTGATAAACCATCATCAGGTGTTAAACTAAGCATTCTTTGCATATAAGTAGGCATAGCTGACTTAATAGTTGCACCAAAACTAAGTAACTCATCTAATGGATTAGCTATTTCAGATGGAGATAGTAATGGTTGTGCTGTCATAAATCTCATTTTGTTTCTTATAGGAAGTAATAACTCATCTCTAAGTCCAGTAGCTAATTTAGAACGGAGTGGTCTATATGCTGCATTAGGATTACCTAATGGTCTAATAAGTTGTCCCAATCCTCTTTGTACAACACTTTCACTTTGTCTTAAAGATAATGACCTATTTCCTATAGCACGTGATACTGCATTTCTAATTTCTGCACCTTTAACAGGTGTTTCATTAAGATAACCACTACCCCATATCTTTGACCATACTTGTTTAGCTTGTAACGCATCTTCTGTACCTGCTAATGCTGCTTGACTTTCAAATGGTAATTGTGGAAATAACTTTTGAAATGTACCAATATTAGGTTCAAGTGCTGTAGCTTCATACAATTTATAACTATCAGGTCGTTCAATCATATCTGCTAGTTTTGGTTTGAATACTGTATCTCTAAACCTACTAATACCCAATCCTTCTTGTATAACATCAGGATGAATAGTTCTAGTTGCTTGACGTAAAGAAGATAAACCTTTTAATCCTTTAGCTACTGGGTCTAACTTTAATGATGTGTAAGCGTCTATACCACCTGATAATGCTGTAAATTCTACTGTTCCTGGAGGAACTATTTGTGAAGCAGTAACACGACCATTACTAAAATGTATAGCAGGTTGTACTCCTTCTAATTCAGTTATACCAGGGTCAAAAGATTTAACTGCATCAACTTGTGATTTAGCTAAATTTGTTGTACCTCTCCAAACTGTTTGTAAAAATCTACTTAGTTTGTTACCTTCAATAGGTGCAAAAGCATCAGGATTATTTTTTAATCTTTGTTGTTGTAAGTGTAAATAGTTATTAGGGTCAAAACCTAATGTAAGTCTTTTACCTGATGTAGGTCTAAACATAATCTCATTAGGTCTAAATACAGAAGTTCTTTCATGGTCATTCCATCCTTCTGCTCTAAGTGGTACACCTGCATATTTGTAATAGATATTTTTAGCTTCGTTTTCCTCATAATCCATTTTGAGTAGCATTCTGTATCGTTCATCATCTTCAGGTTTTAAACCTTGAAATATAAATTTTCTTGAAGGGTCAATGTTTAATGGTTTACCTTCTCGTAATGTAGCTAATGTTTCAGTCCATAATGTTGCACCTGCTGCTTCTTTAGCATTAGAAAACAATTCAGAATATTCTTTAACTAATCCTTTAAATCCATCTTTTTTCCATGCTGCTGCAGGGTCATAATTAACTATGTCTTCTTCTTTTATTTGAATACCATTTAGTAACTGACCTTCTTTAATCCAACCTTTTTGTAATCTGTAACTTTGTATTGCATTAACTGCTGCATATCCTGCTGCTCTATACAACATAGATACTTCTTCAATACCTGCTTCAAGTAATAAATCAACTACATATCCAGGTTTTTTAGCAAGTAATTCTGCCATACCCATAATTGGTTCATCAAAACCACTACTGTCTTGCACTTTATTCCAATCACGTTCCCATTGCTTCTGTTGTTCTTCTGTAACCATATCTGTTATATCTTGAAACGCAGGGTCGTAAACAGTTAATCCTGACATAGCTGCTGCTTCTATAACATCAGCAGGTAGATTAGGACAAACAGTTGACATTTCAACTGCTGACTTAGCTTGTTCAGAAGTAATAATTCTTGTTAAAAGTTCAAATTCTCTTTGAGCAGCGTCTTTTTTGTCTTGTTCGTTTGCTAACTCGTCATCGTTGAACCAACCATGAAAAGCCATTATAAACCTCTTTGTTCATAGTTATGTATTAATTGACTAATTACTGGATTAAATCCTGATACTTGATACATAGCTTTTAAAGCTAACAATGTATTGTCAGGTGCTGCTTCTGCAGGATTAATTCCTGCTGTACGTGGGTCTTCGCCAGGTACATCTGTTGGTCTAAAGACATCTCTGTTTAATGGAGGTCTAGGCGTAGCCATACCTCTTGATGGAACTGTAGGTTCAGCAGGTAATGGTGCTGCTGCTTGTTGTTCTGATAATGCTTGTTGTTCTCCGTAATCTACGCCAGGTATTCTTCTAATAGGTTGTGTAGCACTACCTGGACCACCATCAGTTCTAGCTGATAAAGCACCAGGTCCACTTACTGGTGCAGGATTAGCAGGTTGTCTATAACCTCCTCTAGTACGCTTCTTCGCCATAATCTTCATCGCTTTCATCTAAGTATTGTCTTAATATTTCTCTGTCTAATAAAATCATCATGCCTGGCATAGGTATAATTACTTGCCACATTTGCATTGGAGGTATAAAATCTTTTTTATTAAAGCCACCAACTCCATTCAAAGAGTTCATAACTATATTAAAGAAGTCGTCGTTAAATTCCATTATCCAGGTAATCCTAATGCCATTTGTGCTAAACCACCTTGTGATAACTGTGGCATCTGCTGTTGACCCATCATTGCCATTTCTTCAGGAGATAGCTGTGGTTCTTCAGGTGTAAAGAATTTATTAAGTATCATTTGCATATCATCAGGTTGTTTATATATTTCTACAACAGCCATAGTTGCTTGTGTATCGCCTTGATTTGCTCTAGCTAATAAGGTTTCAAATAATAAATCTTCTGCTTTTTGTTTTCTTATTCTTTCATTAATGGCAGGAATATTATCTAATCCTGTCAAGTTATCCTGTAAAGTTTGCTTATCAATAATGTTTGCTTGTATAAGCTGTAAACCTGTAACAATTTTTTGTGGCTCATCAAATCCTGCCATAACACCATAAACACGTCTTGTTCTATAGTTCTTAGCAATATCAATAGATGGTTTATAAGTTTCAGAGAAAGCAGAACCTTTCCTATGTCCTACTAATGCTTTAGACTTATCAAATAACAATTCATCCATTTCAAGTCTTTTAGCATCTAGTTCTTGTAAAGCATCTCCTAGTATGTTTCTATACTCTCCTATCATTAAAGACATTGAAGCATTAAGTTCATCTAATCCTCTACCAGTAACAAAACTGTTAGGAGATTGTGCATCATCAGTAACAGGATAACCTGCAACTAATCTCAACTGTCTTTCTAATCTATCAACTTGATTAAATAATTGATAAGGTAAATTGTTAACAGGTTTAGATACTTGTGTACCAGGTGCTAAATAGTTAATAGCGTGTCTGCCTTTACGATACTGACCACTCTCTAATTCTCCTGATATGTTTGTTTCAGTAAAGACTGCATCTTCCATAGCAATCGTAGATAAAATATTTATCTTTGCCATTTGTGACATTAAACCTAAGACATGGTCATATTGTCCTTTAAGTTCATTAAAAGAAAATCTTTTAGCAAATATAAACTGTGGACCACTCTTTAATGGGTTCTCAACAAAATCTAATAATATCTTTTTATGTGGTACAACAATGTACATACCACTGTCGTCGTAATACTCTACAACTACAACACCTTTACCATTATCGTTTTCCCATTGTTCTTGTTGGTCATCAAGTGTCATAGAATAAAAACTTTCTCCTGCAGGTTCAGGTTTTTTAGTTTTATCGTCTGCTTTTAAAGCAACAGCATGTTCAGGATAAATCTGTATAAGTTTGTACAAAGGTATTCTTCGTACATAAGCTATCTCATCAGGTTGTTGGTCAGCACCTAAGTGTCCAGGATAAGTATTGTATGGGTCACGTAATTCTGCATAAGGAAAATAATTACCATCAACATCTTTAATTGTTTTTATAACCCATGAGATATAACCATATCCAGGAAGCCATCGTGATACTTGACCTAATTGTTGTTTAAGTTTTTGCTTATCATCATAAGAAGATACAATACGTTCTAGTTTTTCTGCTCGTTTTCTAGCACGTTCACTATCTTTGTCATTAACTCTATCAACACGTATGTCAGGTACTCCTGAAATCTTTTGTGCTAATCTATCTAATCCTGATACTAAAAGATTTGGTGCAGGTAAAGTATCTGCATCCATGTTATCCATGTTTGGTCCAAGCAATGCTCTCATACCATCGATACCACCATCCATAATTGAACGAATACGATAACGCATAAGTTGTTGTTCTGCGTTGTTATCCATTAAGGCATTAACATTATCTAAAATAGTTTTAATGTTCTTTTTCATTATCGCCATGGTGCTTCGTTCCAATCATTAATGTCCCAGTCGCTAAAACTAGGAGTGTAATCTAACCCTATCATTGCTGACCTCTCTTTAGTCAATCTTCTAAAAATCTTCATAGGAAACCACGAAGCCATGACCAAGTCAGTTTTATGCTTAGTTCTTCTATTCTGTGGTTTGCCATCAAAGTAAACCAACTGTGACTTATAAGCACCAACCTTGTCACGACTTAACGCATCGCCAACTGGTAAATGTATACGCCCTTCTTCGAACAATTCACTCATCGCACCAACTCCGAACATTGGGTCATGTTTATTTGTACCAGTCTTTGTTCCTGTTAATACAATACCACATTCATACGCAAGTTTCTTTATCTTTTCGTCTTGTCGTATAGCAGTCTGAAAACCATTTTCTTCAATAACCCATTCTTGTAATCTATATTGCTTAAACCATTTTTCTATAATCTCATACGCTGCTTTAGTTCCACCACCTTGTCTGTTGTCATTATCAATCATGTAGTATTCTTTTTTAACAACATCATATCCCCATAGGAATGCAGCTTGATGTCCACTTGATGCAGGGTCTAGTCCTGCTACTAAATGTAAATTTCTATTTGGTATTTGTCCAACAATTAAGTTTGGTCTATAACAACTTTCAATATCTTCTAAATTAAAAATTGTCATACCTACGCTGTATGCTTGATTGAGATATACCATATCAAATACGTTTCTACCACCAGTAGTTTCTGCTGCAGCCATACGTGACTTCAACCATTTGTACGTTCTCTTGCCACCCCATAACATACAGTCAGTATGTCCGTCTATATCTTCTTCAGGAATAGTACACTCCAGGTCATGTGCTGTTTCGACTATGTTTTCGTATTGGTCGTTACCTAACAAATGATGATATAAGTCATCAGGATGTTGTCTTGAACCAATTACAACAATAGCTGTGTGTTCCTCTTTACGTGATGATAAAGTAGTAGTCCACCAACTTCTTGTATGCTCTCTGTTACTAGGTTGGATAGTTGTAGAATGGTCTTCAATGTCGTCTGCAATAATAATGTCACAGTCACGAGATAGAATTTTACCTCCCTTACCAACTGCTACCATTGTCGGAGATTTAATACCTGTCACTGTTCTAGTAGCAACAGTAAATTGATTTTGTGACCAATTCTTACCACTACGTGTTTCAGGTTTAAAACTACGGCTAGGACCACAGAAGTCTTCTATTAGCGTCCTATTGCTGTCTAAATGGTCTAATACAGCCGATACAGCGTTCTTAGCAATGTCTTCGTTACCACCGACCCACATGATACGTATGTTCGGATTACGGATGATTTGCCACACTGCAAAATGTACTAACAGTTCCGTCTTACCATGACGTGGAGGAGAAAGTATAACAAGTTCTTTTCCGTGTTCTATAGCGTCAACAATCGAATTAATCCATTTCAAATGAAAGTCAGCAGTTTCGTACTTATCGCCAGTTTCAGTTTTAAAATATGTATCTCTAAACGTCGAAAAATTTTTTGTAGTTTCTAAGGCTTCTTCAGATATTTCCCATTCCTCTTGCAGTCCTGCATTAAACTGGTCTTCTTTCATTGCTGCTAGTAAACGAGAGATGGTAGCACTGGTTGTGCCTAAAATATCAGCAGCATCCTTTTGGTCCATTTCTCCTTCTGCTACTAAATCAGCTATCTCTGACTTCCTGAAAGCATCATAGAGAGGACCACGACGTGCTGATGCAGCAGTATCTCTCTCTGCATTAATAGGTTTGATTTCTTCTTTACCTCTACGTCTATTTCTCATGTATTGAGCAGACTGACAATTATCAGAACAGTATTTTCTTCTACCTTGGGCTAACTTCTTCTGACAACCTACTTTGCCACATCTAATGTTTTTTGCCATAATCCTAACTAACTTGTGTTATCTTTTTAATTATGGTATAAATAATAGCAACAAACAAGTTTAACGGATAAAACTTGTACAGGTAAGAGCTATCGGACGGCAGAAAGGTCAGCGACTTTAGAAATTAAAGTGACTGGGATTACCACAAACTGACTACCCAAGGCAACTTGTAACGTTAAATTTCAAATTTTTTTTCACGTATACCGTATATGTCCGTTACTGCCCTTTAAGGTTTACGTCCAATAAATAAAAGGTTTTTCTCCTTTTATCGGACGTTTACCAGTAAATAAATTTTAGGGTACGTATATACACATGACTAACCTTTGGTTAGCATACGTGGGTCAAAGGTTCTGTCTGACGGTTCGTTGCTAATGCAACGTTCTCCAACTTTTGACGACATACTATATGTTGTACCACAACATCTAGTACCACTAGATATGGTATGGTTTGATTGAACAATACATAGTATTGTTACGGTTTGACTTCCTTTGTCGTGGAATAAAACATATTGTTTTACTTCGATACAAACTGTTTCATCTGCACGTTCAAGTGTATGAACTGCCTTTAAAAATACTTGTAACGTAGTGAAAGTATTTTTTAAAGAAAGGCTGACAATGAATAACGACAAGTCATTACGTTGTAATGAAGAAGATTGTGGATTGTATTGTGGATTGTGATGATTTATATATTTATTCACTATGTAATAGTGAAGTAAATAAATATATAAGCGATGGAAAGGATTGCGAATGAAGAACTGTAAATTTTGTTCTACAAAATTCAAAGCTAGTGGTAATCAAGCTACTTGTGTAGCTTGTAAAGTAGCGTTTGCTCGTGGACGTAAGTATCGCAGAGCGATACTTGAACCAAGCAAGTGGCGAGATGAAAATGGTCATATCATTGCTGATATGGAACATCGCCTACAAGTACAGGAAGAAAATACTCCGTTTTGGCTTTTTAAAGCCAAAGATAAAGTAGAAGCGACACAATGTCCTAATGGCTTTATTCATAAAGCATTAGACGGTGCTGATAACTGTTGCCGTATATAAAAATATCTGATACTTGTGAAGATATTTTTTATATAAATTTCGTGGAAAGGACGATATGCTAATCAACAACATGGTATTCACTGATGAATACGACGAACTATACAACGACTATGTCGAATATGGGCAAGATATTTTTGCCGAACTTGACAGTTGTTCTACAACTGTTGCACCTATGTGGGAGAGGTTCATGGATTATGAAACTGATAGTTTCATCGAACAGTCTATTGACGCCGAACTAGATATGCTATTCGGTAAGAATAGAACTGAACCACGTTGGTATTACATCGACCTCATGCAAGTCAGCGACAATATCGTTGACGAAGTCATCGAGGAAGATGACACGGAAGATATTTATGTATAAATATCAACCATTAATCTTAATTATTCTTACGCTAACCATGTCTTACATGGCGTGGTTAGTGTTCAAGATTGCATGTGAAGAAATTTATTATAATTTCAAAGAAATTATCCACGATTGGAGAAACAATGACTAGAAAACACTATACATTAATAGCTGAAGCTATTAGAAATGCTATGAAAGATAGTTTCCGTGAACTCGCTGAAAGCGATGAAGAAACTAAAAATGTAGCCAAGAACTACGTTCTTGATGCACTAACTAACGTTATCTTCCAAGTGGCTTTGACACTTGAAGAAGATAATCCAAACTTTGATAGAAAGAAGTTTGCAGACGCATGTATGGTTAGCAGTAGCTAACCATAAACATCTACATACACCTGTATGTAGCTTGTAGCACATAAAGGTATAAGGTTTGAAATTTGAGAGTACAATACAAAACCTTTGAGGCACTTAGCCAAGATGATACCAACTCTCTGTGTG